CGGCAATGTCCGTCGCTCATTTGGCCCCCTGATAACCGTAATAGGCTTTCGATGCCCCGCCAAGCAGGGTCCCGGCACTGTTAAGAACTCCGGCCCTGCCGGCTGCCTTGCCCTGGTAGCGGTCCAGGGTGGCTTGGCCTTTGTATCCCCAGCCCTCCCGTTGAGCGTTGTTCAGGGAGGTGAGCGCGTCCAGTTCCCCCAGCCCGGCGGTCTCGGTGAGCAGCGCCAGCGGGGTGCCGCTGTCGATTCGCACGCCGGAGGCGGCCATGTTGGCGGCCTGGCTGCCGCTGATCTTGCGCGCCCGGTCTCGCTTAGTCGCTGCTTCAGCCGCCCCGCGCTGCGAGGCGTCCAGCGCCTGCAGTTCTTGCATGTCGGCGTTGTACTTCATGGCCTTTTTCTGGCTTTGGCCGGATTGATAGGCGGCATACCCGCCGATAGCCGCACTGGCCACAGCGGCAACGGCCATGATTGCAGGGATGGCTGGCATGTCAATAGCTCCTTGCCTTGAGGTACATGCTTTCCAGATTGATGTAGCCGCGCCGGGTGAGCAGCTTGTCCATGCCCTGCGCGCCCTCGTCGTTTTTGGCCCCGGAGAACACAGCTGCCGCTCCATGCTCGAGAGCCCAGTCTTCAAAGACACTCAGCAACTTGACAGAGACAAGCCCGCAACGGCGCGACGGCCGGACGAACCAGGCGAGTTGCTGGCCTACGACCATCCGCGTATTCCAATACAGCGGCACCAGAGCGCCGCAGATCATGCCGGTTATTTCCTCTGCATCGGTCATGACGAAAACGGCATAGGCCTCGTTTTGCAGGGCATCTTCCAGCAACCGCTGGACACTCGGCGCATCGTAGGGCAGCAGGTCGGCCAGCACCGTCTGCGAGTGAAACAGCGCGCCGAGTGCTACCAGCACTGGGATATCCGCTAGCTGCGCTTCTCGGATCATGCGGACCTCCTTTCAAAGCGGTAAAACGGCACGTCGTACAGACCGACGGGGATCGGTTTGTCATCCACCTGAAAGCCGAGCCACTGCAGCCAGCGGATGGCCCGCGTATTGGCCGCCGCGACGCAGTTGACCAGCACCGGATAGCGGCGGTGCATGGCCGCCACCTGTTTGCGGCAGCGACGCAGAAACAAACGGGAGTGTCGGTCCAGGTGATGGGTTCCGACCATCCAGGGACGGCCGTACTCGGGCACCAAAAAGCCCACCGGAGCCACGCCGAACATGCAGACCGGCACCCCGTCGACCGTGCCGGTCCAGGCCTCGGTGGAGACCTGCAGGCTCTCGGTCATCACGGAAAAGGCGGTCTGCCACAGCGCGGCGAATTCCGCCCGGTCGGCCTCACGCACCTGGTCGGCTATCGCTGGGATATGCTCCGGCAGAGCCGGGATGATCGCTACTGCACGGGGCATGGGACCTCCATCAGGCGTTGCTCACCATCACTTGCGGCACGGCCGCCAGGATCGTTACCGGCAAAGGGTCACTCTGGCGGAGGAAGATCCGCCCGCCCTTGCTCCAATCGGAAAGGACGTTGATCTCCAGCGGCCCGGTCATCTCGGCCACCGGGTTGTCGTACTGCCAGGAGGCTTCCGGTTTGGCTTCCAGCAGGTGATCGGCGTCCGGTCCCACCCACAGGCCGCGGGTCTTCTCCACGATCAGCTGCACGCTGGCCACGTTCTTCACCCGATCCTGCAGGCTCTGACCTTGAGCGTTGATATCCAGGGTCTCCAGATCGGCGGTAATCGGCAGCCCGACATGAACCACCACCCCGGGATTCTGCAGGCTGACCTGGCCGCCGGTAACGGTCTGCTGCGGGGCCACGTTGCCGTCGGAGAGGATGGAGACGGTCTTGCCCTCCAGGTGGTCCAGGCCGCTGAAGGCGTCGCGGGCCAGGTCGAAGCCGGATCCTGTTTTGCACTCATCCGGCACGGTGCGGTTGGGCAGTACCTGCACTTCGGTGGCCGAGACGTAGGTGAGGATCTTCAGGCGCAGCGCCGCGCCGTCATTGTCAGTGAGCACGATCACGTCCCCCTCGTCGGAGGCGCCGCTGAAGAATCCGCCATCGGTGGTGAAGGTCAGGGTGTCCTGGTAGGTCCAGCCGCCCGCCGTGGTCAGGGTGAAGCCGATTCCGGCCCCGGCGTTGCGGCCGTCGTAGGAGAGCCCCGAATCGACAAAGAAGGCGTCGCGGGGATCGGTGAAGCTGCGGGAGGCGAACCGCTCCACGTAGCGCTTGGTCTGGCCGCCGATGGTGCGGCGGACCACGGCATAAAGCGCATCCTCGGTGCCCTCGGAGATACAGCACACGCTTTCAAAAAAGCCGTCGGTATCGTTCCGATGCCAGCCGATCACCTCCTGATCGGGCATATAGGTCAAGCCCAGCAGTTGGCCGTCATCGGTCACCATCCACACGCAGGAAAATGGTATTTCCTGAAAGGTCCAGTCGACGATCTGTTTGCCGCGTAGCAGATGGGCGGCGGTCAATGTCAAGTCGCGCCCCTCGTAGCTGTCCGACTCGAAAAAGTAACCCAGGGAGCGGATCGCGCCGCCCTTTTGCTGCACGAACAGGGCACGGCTGCCCACCACTACCGGCGGTACGTGCGAAGCACCGCCCCGGCCCTGCAGGGTGACCTCCGGTACCGGGCTGTCCGGGTCCTTGCGGATCATCCACGCCCCTTCGGAGGTCAGAGCTACTAACTCACGCAGGGCGACGAAATGACGCACCTCGTTGACCCGCTGCGCGGACAGCTCGAAGGTCACCGCATCGTCGGCGAGAATGGGATTGGACTGGCCGAAATCCAGGTAGCCGGCCACCGCCGATTCCCAGATGGTCTGCGGTTGAACGGTGGTGGCGCCGAAGATCTGCCGCTGCTGGTAATAGGTGGTGGTCTGCGGATAGCCGTAGGGCTCGCCCCAGGCCCCCAGGCTCCACTTATAACTCTCCTTGGCGGTCAGGGTCTTACTGGCCGTGCCGCCGCCGGTGTAGGTCTGGGAGGTCTCCAGGGAGACCTTGAACTGGTCGGCATCGATCTTGGTGATCGACCGGGTACCGTTCAGGTCGGTCATGCCCAACACCCCTGCGATGGTCACGCTGTCGCCGGTGGCAAAGGTGTGGCCCGGACAGTCCACCAACACGTACTCGTCGCCGGTGGCCGGGTTGCCGTCCGGATTGTAGGCAGTGGCGCCGGTGATGGTCCGGGTCAGCGGGCCGGTCACCAGCGAATCGGGCAGGCGCACCTTGACGGTGGCGCTCACCTGCGTCGGTGAGGTGTAGCCGGTGATCTCGACAATGCCGAACCCGGAGTGCAGATACAGCCACACCACTCCCGGATCGCCGTCGTTCTCGGTGCCTTCCAGGATCGAGGGGCGCACCGTGCCGGTGGTGCCGGCGGTCAGCGCCTGGTAGTAGTTGACCCCGGCGCGGCGGACCTGATTGAGGGTCACCGACTTCTGCACCTCCCAGCGACTTGTGCTGGTGTCCGGGGACTGCTCGATGCGCAGAAGCATGCCCACCATGTCGGCGCTGAACAGATCGTTTGAGGCGCTAATGGTCACCGTGCCGGTCACGGCGGTGGAGCGCACCGTCAGCGACTGATCGATGTTCATCTCCCGGAACGGGCCCTTCTCGTGAGCGAAGACGCTCAGGGTCCAGTCGGTGGCGGAAAAGCGCGACAGCTGGCGCGGCTGGTGGTCGGGATGGCAGAGGGTCATCACGTCGGCGCTCTGCGTGACCTTCAGCCGGAAAATCTCATCCTCGCTCCAGGGCGTGGCCAACTCCAGCGGGCTGGCGCCGTCCAGCACCAGGGCGCCGTCGTAATAGATGCGCAGGGTGTTGTGGCCCAATTCCAGTACGTAGCTCTGGGCGGTGGAGACCTCGAAGGCGATCAGCCGGGTCTTGCGGGCGTAGTCCTGGACCTCCCCGGCGAAGTAGGAGCCCGGCCGGTTCTCCACCCCGCCATAGGGGCGGACGATGAAGTTGCGACAGGTCTTGAGCGCCGTGTAGTAGCGGCCCAGATCGATGCGCCCGTACAGCGAGGGGGACAGCTCGCCGGTAGTGAAGGAGGGCTGGGAGATGGCGACCGGGTTGTTCATCAATACCTCACGGTGACAAATTCGGAATCAGCGGGCACGTCCGGGGCTTCCTCGTTGAGGCTCTTGGCCAGGGTCTCGTTGATCTCCTGTTCGTACTTAACGGCGGCGTTTTTGGCATAGTCGATGCCCTTGGCCAGCGGCAGGGCCAGTTCCGCGGCCAACGCCCATTCCAGGGCGGAAGAGAACTGGGAGGTGAAACGCAGCGGGTTGACCACCCGTACGGTGTACTCGGCCACCGCCTGTTCCACGTCGGTGCAGAGGGTCTGGTTGTCGTCTTCACCCTCGGCCAGTTCGTAGGCGGCGCGACTCTGCCGCTGCCAGAGGCGGAAACCGGAAGCGGTCATGCCGGAGGGCAGCGGAGGGTAGACGTGGCGGATGTCCAAGCAGTCGTTGGGATACTCGTAGCGGTACAGCCAGCGGTCCGGAGCATCGCCGGTCAGCTGCAGCGCGGCAAACTTGCGGGCGAAGGGCCAGGGCGCGGCGGACAGTACCCGGTCCCGGGTCTGCTCGTAGAGCAGGCTGCACTGGATCGCCTCCTTGCTCTTCTCGCTGAGCGCGGCAATGCTCATGGTCACGCCGATTCGAGCCAGGGCGATGTTGCAGATTTCCACCACGGATTTTGCCATGGACTATTTTCCCTTCTGGTAAAAGGTCTTGCAGCCCTTCATGGCATGCAGGGTGTTGATCTCGGTCAGATTCTTGGCGTGGTCGTTGCGGTCCCGGTACAGCTCGCCGACCTCCCGGCTCAGCCGCGCCAAGGTATCGGCGGTGGCCTTCTGGATTTCGGCCGTCTTGCCCATCATCACGCTGTGCTCGTTGGTAGTCTTGGCGGTTTCGTCGACGCGGCTCATGTACCACTTCAGCAGCAGCGCGACGCCCCCGAGGTTGCTGATAGCCATGACACCCCCGATGATGATTCCTGACGGATCAAAAGCCATACCTGACCTCCCCGGTATCTCTGCCCGACTCACCGCCTCAAGAAAGCGCCGGAATGCTCCGGCGCTCGATCAAGCAGTCAATCGGTCAGATCACGTCCTGATCCCCAACCCCCGCCGGTTCTTTGCCCGGGGCAGGGGCGGCGGCCGGGGCGGCCCGTTTCTTGGCCTCGGCCAGAAGCTGGGCCAGATCCTCGTTGGAGGCGTTGCCCTTGAACTCCACCCCGGCGGCGGTCAGTTCGCCCATGACGGCTTTGCGGTCGAAGGCAGCCTCCTTCTTGGTGGTGGCAGCCTCCTTCTTGGGTCCGTCCGGGTCCTCGGTGTACTTCCAGGCCCGGGAGGCCTCGAACACCCCCCCCTCGGCCCGCAGCGCCCCGTCAACAAAAATCGCTCTGGTAGCACGTCGTCTCACGGCTCACCCTCCTTTACTGGTTAAATCCCGTCGTCAGCCGCCGCCCAGCCGTGGGGGTCCTTGGTCAGGAAGGCGTTGACCTTGCCGGCCGTGACCGCTTCGACGGCAGTGGTCTGCAGAATGCCGAGATACCGCTCGTAGGTACCCAGCGGCAACGCGACCATGGCGAGTTTGGCCCCCGCAACCATGGTGGCCTGGGCGATCACCCCGGTCGAGAAATGGACCGTAGCCGTGCCGTCATCGGCGATGGCCGCCTGTGCATCGGAAGCCAGAGCGAATTCCAGCGTTACCCCATCCCCGGCGCTATCCACAGCGGTATCGACCTGAATGCACAGGTAGAGCGGTTCGCCGTTGCCGATATCGCGGGAGACGCCGAGGTCAATGACATCCCCGATCAGGTAGGTGTCGGCGGCCCCGGTGTTGAGGGTGGTGGCGTCGCAGAATTCGAGTCGTTCATCGAGAATCATGGTCGTGCTCCTTTCAAAATGGGAAGGGGGAGGGTCACTCCCCCTTGTGAATTAGATGCCCGCCTCGGTGCTCAAGATCTGGTCACTGCGGCGGATCGGAATCTTAAGGAAGGTGTTGACCAACTTGCCCTGCGCATCTTCGATGGTCTTGAAGGCCAAAGTGCCCTTGTTGGACGCCTGGTCGTCGATGGCGTCCAGGGCGTCACGGTTGGCGTAGAAGGCCGGGCGGCCCATGGCCAGACTGGGAATGCGACGGATCGCCCGGCGCATCAGCGAATCGAGCACCGGGCCGGTGGCACCGGAGGCAATACAATCTTCCAGGTCGAAGTTGATCCGCACGATGTAGCGCCAGTCGGCCACATGCAGACCGCAATCCCATTTGAGGTGCGAGCGGTAGACCTCCATCATGCCGTCGGCGGTCTCGCTGGTCACCTGGCCCTTGTCCGTATGCTGCAGACCGCCCTTGCTGCCCTTGGGATAGATGCCGCAGACCGTGGTCGGTCCCCAGACCACCAACCAGATCGAGGTGTTGTCATTGCCGTCCGGAGTGGCCGCGCTGGTCAGGATGTTGCCGCCATTCTGGGCGCTCTGGTCGTTGAAGCGCGGGGCCAGGCCGGTGAAGCCCTCCGGTTCGGTGGCTTCGTTGCCGTAGAACACATAGCGGGAGAGCTTCTGGTTGAAACCCTCGATGTGCCCGGCTTCCTGGGAGAGCCGGAACGCGGCCGGGTTGGAAGAGAGGTCGGCCAGGGCCTTGTCCACTTCCGGGTAGGCCTCCAGCATGCCGCAGTTGTCGGTGACCTGCACGAACTCGCTCTTGGCCGGCTGCACCCGGCCGTAGAGCTTGCGGAACACCGGCTCGGGGATGCCGGAGCGGATGGTGGCCCGATGCCCGGTCGGCAGGTTGCCCTCCATCCACACCATGTCGGCGAGGATTTCGTTCTGCTGGTGCAGGATCTCGATGACCTTGGCCACCTGGCCGTTGGGGTCCATGACCTTGGCCAAATCCAGCAGGGTGGGGTGCGTTTCGGCCAGGGTCGTGGTAACGACCGCCGCACCTCTGATGACGCAAAGTTTGTTCATGGTGGTGCTCCTTTCGGGGGTTGGTTACTTCTTGCTCATAGAGGGATACAGTGTCTCGGCGGCCGACTTGCCGCCCTGGCCTCCGGTGCCGGGTATTTCAAAGGTGTCCTCCCGCATGTGCTGGGACACGCGGTAGAAGATGCGCAAAAACTCCGGATGGTTGCCGATGCCGAGTTCGTTGACCATCTCCTTAGCCTTCTCGTCGCCGCCGGTGATGGTGTTGAAGGCCCGCAGCGCGGCGGACTTCTCGCCCAGCTTGATGTCGGCGCCGATCTCCGGGTCGGCTTCGGCCTGCTTGAGCCAGTTGCCGACCTGCTCCTGGTGTTTGGCGTAGATGCCGTCCATGGTCTTCTGCACCATCTTGGAGCCCAGATCGATCAGCTTCTGTGCCTGTTCCTGCGGCAGGTTAAACTCCTTGGCCAGCGGGGTGAATTCACCCATCAACTCCTGGTCGAGCTGCAAGCCTTCGGGCACGGTGAAATCGGCGTAGGCTTCGGGGGCGCCGGTCTGATTTTCCCCCTTACCTTCTTCTTCACCTTTTTTGCTTTCTTCGCCAGTTTCCGCAGCAGCGGCTGCTTCTTTTGTGACAGTGCTCTCTTGCCCCTCACCGCCAGCCTCTTCACCAGTCCCTGCTGCATCACCGGCTGTGTTTTC